GCAAACGGGCGGAAATATTCACGATGTTTAATTTCGTTAACAAAGTCCTTACCGTCTTCATATGTTGGATTAAACAAGATACTGCGATTTCCTAATGCTCTTGGACCGTTTTCACTGCGCCCTTGGAACATGGTAACAATATTTTTATTTAATAACAGTTCTACAACATCGTCATGCGTTGCATCTACAACACTAGCACCATATTGACTTGCAAGTTTGTTAATGTCATCGTTACTATAGTTGTATTCAAATCCTAAATATAGTCTTTCTTTAGTGTAGTCAACTTTAGTAAGCGGTTGTAGATTTTTAAACAACATTAATGCCGCACCAATAGCTGTGCCTGCATCGTTAGATATTGGCTCAACGTACAGATTAATGCCCTCATCTTTCAAAGCATCCAAATAATAATAGTTAGCAACACAGTTTAAAGCGTAGCCACCGCTTAGTACAACATTTTTATGTCCAGTATCTTTAACTGCTTTGCGGATCAAATTAGCAACTTGTTCCTGTGTTTCTATTTGGCAAGCATACGCCATGTCTCTACGGTTTTGTAGCAACGTAACATCATCAAAGTAATCAGGTGTTGCACCAGAACCTTCAATTAAATAGTCAAACAAGCAAGCGTTTACACTTGCACCGTTTGGATACGTTGGAATAATAAGGTTTCTATTGGATAGCGGTACAATGCTAGTATGGTCAAACAACGGAGGAATTGCATCGTTCTTTTTACCGTACGGGAATAGTCCCATAGTTTTGCCTGCCTCAATAGGTTGCCATCCGCACCATTTAGTAACAGCTTCGTAAATCTTGGTAATACCAGCTCGATCAGTAATTACTGCTTCATGCGTTTGACCAGGTTCTTGATAAATTTCACTACTAAACTCTGGAATTTTAACACCAGCCATTGGTCCTCTTGTGCCAATGTGTTTATAAACAGTTTTAAACCAAGCGGGCCATGCACAATCAAAAATACTTTCAGTTTCCCAACCTATAGTCGAGTCACCGTTAGCACTTAACGAAATGAATGTGCCAGCACCGTCTACAATGACAGCAACTGCTTGATCAAACCCCGAACGATAAAACGCAGCCGCCGCATGTAATTTGTGGTGAACTGCACTTAAATCAATAACTTGCGGATGTTTGTAAGGATCTTCTTTACGGCTAATTAAACCAAGTTTTCTAGCCATTGCAGTATATACATCGTCACCTGTAAAATCATTACGTGGCGCAGTTTCTGCTATGGTCTGAGTATGTGCTATCACAATATAATCTAACTTGTTAGTATATTCTTTAATTTTCATCATAGCGGCAAAAGGGCCGCCGTCATACTTATGGCGACTCAGTCGCTCTTCTTCAATGCTAAAAATGATTTTACCATTTTTTAACAAGCATACGCTACCGTTATGCCCTCTAGCAATACCAGCAATCCAAACATCATTTTCGTAATTAATTTCCATATTATTCCTTTAAAATCCTAATGGTATTCCAGGCCAAGTAATCTTATTACACGACTCCGGAAATCCTTGTTTTCTACCCAATGCAAACTCAAACGCTGTTTTATCAAACATAAATTTTTTATAAATTGGTTCAATATTATCTACTAATTCTTGGGCTAGATGCAATGTACTATCAGAAATTTTTAATTTTTCCTTTAACTCTTGCTTAATCCATCCTAGGTGTTGTATTGTACTGGGATGTAGATCTATGTAGTGCGTTCCGTTATAGTCTATAAAGTTAAAAGTATGTTCGGGGCATGACTGACAATATAATTCTAGCGGCATTAGCCAATGTTCAGCATGATCTTGCCATATTATTTTATCGTATATTTCAAGATCTGGTAACATGTCCCATGCACTGTAATTGTCGCCACGCTTGTGATTAGTAACTAGTTCAGTCTTTTCACCGTATCCGTCCTTATCTCGAAGATCCTTGCCCATATCTCTAACGTCACCAATACTGGTCATAAACCATTTACAGCCGATTCCTTTTAAAAAACCTTGTGTTAACGAGATAAAATTTAAGGTATGCATAAAATAAGCAGGCTCATAGAAGAAAGTATCTATCCATTTTTGATCGTATAACTTTATGTTATGATAATTGAAAATACTTCCGTATGTTTTCCAACCTCTTACTCTACCAGGCGTACTTTCTTGGTGCCACCAGTCATTTCTAAGATGACTAGACCATTGAACAATAACTACATCATCTTTGGTAAAATGGTGCCTGGCGTTGGCCTCGGACACTCGTTCAGCAATAGCCTGATTACCAATCCCCGATAATCCATAGTTATACAGTTCATCAAATTCTAGTTCTAGAAAGTTGGCCCAAGTAGGCCAACTGTAACTAGTATAACTACAACCAAATGCAAAAACTCTTTTCATATGTTAGTTACAGCATCCAGCATCGGAGTTAGATGAGGCAATTTCTTGAACAGTACTAGTTGACGCTGAAAATTTCTTAATGCCAGCATCTACTGAATCAACGATGGCTTTTTCTATAGCATCATTCATGCTCATAATACCGTCATTGCCACGATCAGCAACTTCGTCCATTGTAATTCTAATCGGGCTATATTTACGAATATCGCCGCCCATGTCTAATACATCAAACTTTTCGTAGTTTGGATATGACACATTTATAGAAAAGGTTGAACCCACAACAACTGTGGCAGGCTTATCTAATGCACATGCTAAATGTTGCCCGACTGAATCACAACCTAAGAAGTAATCTGCGTTGGCAATAACTCCTGCCCACTGGCGAAGTGTGAGGTTTTGTGGGTGTGCAACAGGATCTTTACAGCCATGCTTGCTAAAGTCAATACCAATCTCACTCATTAAAATTACAGAGTATTTTCTTTGTAACATCTTTACAATATTAATAACATGACCGCCTTCAAAGCTACGGGCTGAACTGTCTAAAATAAGACCGTTTTGACTTACAACTCCACGTCCAAACGGTTGAAAAATAACTACCTTATCTTTTTTAGTCTTTTCTTTTACTTCTTTAATAACACCAAAGCCAGTAAACATCTCTTCGTTAGAAAGACGCATTTTTGGATGCGGCAATGCTCTTATACCCTTGTTGTTAATGGCAATATCGTATGCTTGTGCAAGTGAACATTTTTGATTAAAATATTCCCATACTCTATATGGTTCCGGACTTACAAGGTCCATGTTAATTAACTTGTCTTCAAACAAGTTTTTGTGCCAGTGATCATACGCACGTTCGTGTAAAATTGGATGGCCTTTATAAAAATCAGTGCCTCCTTCACATACTATGATAAAATCTTTACCGTTTTCTTCAGCATATTTCTCTAATGCTGGGATTGAGCATACTACACGTCCGGCTCCGCCGTTAATAAAGAATGCTTTGGCTCGTTGGGTCATAAATCGTCCTATAATTATACTACACTATAATTTAGCATATTTTAGAAAGCAAAGCAAGAGTTTTGAGTCGGATAAATATACTATAAAGAGACCAATATGAACAACTTTTCTTCATTTTTTACTATCGGCGCACAGAGCATTTTAAAATTTTTAAAGAAGCCGGGCCTGTCGTACAAAGGCAACTGGATACCGGTATTTCCTAATACAGTGCTGGATAGTTGGCATGTGGGTGATTTCTCAACTGCTTCGTATTTGATCACAGTTGAGCATCAATCTAATAAAAAAGAAGTAATGCATGTGAACGTGGTAGCTAGACCAGACCAGGCAAGTTATAACGTTTTCGGAAGAACCAGCATTGACGACGAACTGATCATTCTCGAAGCATCAGTTTCTAACAGTATTTTCTCACTGAAAGCCAGTCCTTCAGACCCCTTGTTTACTGGTGCAAAAATCACCATGCTGGTGTTTTACGGCGAAACTATAAACCCATTAACTCCGGCTATGCCAATTACAATTGGCCCTGGATTTGAAGCAGGCACTGGGGGTAACACAGAAGGCGGTGGCGGAACAAGCGGTGGTATAACTAGTTTTTTACAACTGTCCGGCAGTATCGGAATATCACAAATATCTAATGGACTGATTACCCCTAACAAATTAAATCTTAATGCGGCATTGACGCCAACTGCTAACGAAACATATGATTTGGGCAGTAACACATTCCGATGGCGAGACCTTTATCTCAGCGGAAATTCAATACGGCTAGGCGATGCCACTATCTCTGCCTCAGGTAGCAACATAGTGTTACCGGTCGGAACCACAGTAGGTGGTGCTGCCATTAGTACTACCAATAGTTTTAGTTCAATAGCGGTATCAGGGCAGTCTAGTATTGAAGCAGATAGTGTCTCAGATATACTGACATTAGTTGCTGGCCCTAATATTACAATTACAACAAATGCTGGATCAGATACTATAACTATTAGTGCTACTACTGGTGGTTCTAGCAGTGGGGTAAGCACAGGCACTGCTAATAGATTGGCATATTATGCATCAACCGGTGCAGTAGTTCAAGACACCGGAGCCGGCCTAACTTGGAGTGGCACTAACTTAAACGTCACTGGCACTGTTACAGCCACAGGTGACGTAAGTTATGTTCGGGCATATTTTGATACGCTGGCAGAACTCCAAGCAGTAAGTGCTTCTGTATGGCACGGTATGGTTGCTCATGTGCATGAAAATGGCGGCAGAATGTATTTTGCTCATAGCGGCGCATGGCAACCTATGTCAAACTTCAGTGATTTAAATATTTTTAAAACAATTGCAGTAGCTGGTCAGGCTAGCATAGTAGCAGATAGTGCCCTAGATACATTGACTTTGGTTGCAGGTACAAATGTAACTATTACAACTGATGCTACTACCGATACTATTACTATAAATGCTACAGCAGGCGGGTCAGCTGGTAATTTAGATTCATTAACCGATGTGGTAATCACTACCCCCACAACAAATCAGGTTTTGAAATATAATGGTACAAATTGGATAAATGACACCGACGCCACTAGTGCAGGTGCCGGCGGGGGTACTGTTACTTCAGTAAGCGGTACTGGCACAGTAAACGGACTAACACTGACTGGTACAGTAACCACCACAGGTAGTTTGACATTAGGCGGAACACTGAGTGGTATTGGCAATACTCAATTGACAAACAGCACAATATCTGGCGTAGCACTTGGCGGAAGTTTACTCAACCTAACTGCCGGCACCGGTGTATCATTCAGTAGCGGCACAACTTATAATGGTAGTGCGGCAATTACTATTAACGCAACAGCATCTAGTTCAAGTATATCGTGGTCACTCTCAGCTAACGGATCTAGTGACTATATATTCAGCGGGCCCGGGATAATCACAGGTAATACTAACGATCCGGTGCTGTATTTGTACAGGGGATTTTCTTATACCTTTGTCAATACTACAGGTGGAAGCCATCCATTTGCAATCAGAACCTCGTCAACTAGCGGTGTAGATTACACATCTGGTGTTTCTGGGAGTCAAACTGGCACACAAATATTTGTAGTTCCAATGAATGCTCCTAGTACACTATATTATATATGTACTGCCCACAGCAACATGGGAAATATCATTAACATTGTTTAATACGTGATAAATGCTAGTCTTAATCTGTTAGGAATACAATAATGTATATTACACTAGGTAAATACAGCTATACTTATAACATGGATCAATAATGGGAGTAATTCAAAAACAATTAACGTCATCTTCGGGCTTTAGAGGCCCGGGATTTACCGTGGACGGCGTAGGAAATCTAACGGCGTCTTCTATCAACTCTCTAGGTAGTTTGTTAATTGGCGGCCTTCCATTCATATCTGGCTCAAATTTAGCCAACACAATTACTGGTAGTAGTCTACAGACGGTTGGCAGGCTAACATCACTAGATGTCGGAACAGATTCAGCTAACAACAAAATATTAGCCGTTACTGTCTTAGGTATTACTAGTTCAGCACTAACTTCAGTAAACTTTAACAACGGTCTATTATTAATAGATCCAACAAATAAACCCAACAGATTAACAGTGGGTCCGGTCGGAGTCACACCAATTCGATTGGACGTATCCGGCACCATCTATGCAACAGCAACAACTGAATCAACCTCAACCTCAACAGGATCAATAGTTGTAAGCGGTGGTGCAGGTGTTGCCAAAGACCTCAATGTAGGCGGCGACACCTTTATCACAGGTGATACTTATATTGGCGGACAGAATATTAAATCACTAGCAGCCGCACTTGCAGTAGCATTATCATAAGAGAAAATTAAATGGCAAAGAAAAGAATAACAAATTATGTGTTTCAACCAGGCGTATCTAAAAGCAGTAACGCCTATCCGAATGCTCACGCACTACTAACTGTTAACAAATCTTTTATACAAAAAGAAGCAAGAGCATGGATTAGCCAACAAATTATTCTTGATAGTGCTAATAATTTATATCCGGATGCTGTTAGACTATTAACACTTAATAAACAATTTATTTTAGATGAGATCTCAGCGTGGACAACTGCGCAAGTTGCAACCGCAAATGTCACATCTGTATTTTTTGGATATGTATACGGTGCAACTGAAATTGCAAAATGTAAACGCGATGTGGGGTATCTTGTTGATGCGTTAGCTTACGATATTCGATACGGTGGTAATGAACGAGTAAGTTTTGTTGCAAGCCAGTACTACCTAAGCGGCACAATACAAGTTATTAATGCTCAAGTTGAAACAGCAATCCAAACAAAGTTATGGAATTTAATTCAAGGCTTTGTAATGCAAAAGATTGTTTACTCTCCAACTGATCAAAGTCCGGTTACCAGTACACAGGTTACAACAGGCGATGCTGGTGAAACAGCGGCAGTTGCTCGAGCGTTTGTGTTATCGCCAATGATCAGCAATGTTATCAACGGTGGATTATCAACTATACCGGCTACAATATATTCAGTATATAATTTTCCGGGATACACATACGATTCATATAAATGCGAACGTGATGTGGGATATGTTATTGACGGGTACTTGCATGATTTACAATACGGTGGAAACGTCAAGACACGATTGATCAGTAGTCGTTATTGGGACGGCGAATATCCTCAAGTTGACGGCGATCGCTCACCTGAAATTGCAACACATACTTTTATTCGTGATTTAATAAACGACTATATTTTTAGCCAAGCGGCATATACTCCATTACAAATTACAGAACCACTACAAGCACTACCAAATAATGGAGAGGCTGGCGCAAATGCAAGAATTACAACTCTAGCAGGAATTGTTGTTACTGTTATTACCAACGGATTATCATCATTACCAGCAATAGTAAACGGAGTAACATCTCTTAAAATTCAAGGGTACTACACACTTGACAAAATACTGTTAATTACAAATTCAAAAACAAATCAAATTATTTACAATTTTAGCGACCCACAGTTAGGCGCAACAGCAACGTTTGATGCACCCCATAACAGTAACGGACGTGATCGTGATGAAGATTACCCATCATATTTACAAACCACTGATACAATTACTGTTTTAGATTTAGAAGCGGATACTAGTACTGGATCCTCTACTGATGATATTCAGATATTTGTTGAAGCAGAAGAACAAAAAACTAGACCATATGACTTTGGTACAGACGCTATTGAACGTATGCGTGTTGCTCAACCCCAGTCTATGCTTGACGCTGACTTTGAGTATGGACTACAACCTACCAAATGGCAGGCGATTGGAGTTGCTCGCGGATATCCTTCTGTGTATGAAATTCCAGGTACTGACACTGCTGTTGTTTCAGTAACTACTGATGCTTCAACCGGAACTGGCGGTGTTGGTAACTCATTAATCACAGTTACTACACAAGGCCCCCATGGATTTACCGCAGGAACGCCTATTACAATTCGAGCACTAGCAAACACTATTAGCGGATTTAGTCGAGCAGAAGGCACATTTATTATTATTTCCGTACCCACTCCGGCTACATTTACATATTATGCTACTGCTAAAGTAGGTACAAGTAATGGGCAAGTGCTTGCAACTAGTTACTCACAACTAAGAAAAGGTGCGTTCTATACAGGAGCATCAATCGGCACTCCTACAATCAGCGTGAACAGTAACGGTGTTAATAGTTCGTTCACTAGTAAGTTTATTACACCAATAACCTCAGATCAGATTGCAGTAGCAGCCACACTGCCTCTACTAAATGTCCCATTAAGTGGTACTGGTATAAATGCTGGCACGCAAGTTACTGGCACAGTTGGCCCAGGTGGCCTTGCAGTAACAGCCAACATTAGTGATCCAGTATCAACCGGTGATACTTCGATCACAGTAGTTGATGCAACTGGCGTACTAGAAGGTATGGCCATTGATAACGGAACTGGTACTGCAATATTTGTAAGTACAATTTCTTCTAACACTATTAGTTTTACACAACCACTAACTGCTAATCGTGGTGGCGCATCTCAATCTTACACTAATAAAACTGGTACAAACATTGTACCCGGTGGTACTGGCGCACTGTTTGATGTTGATCGAGTAAGTGGAGTTTATACAAATATTAGTATTAGTGATCCCGGACTTGACTATGTTGACGGCAGTAGATTAGTAATTCTAGGTAGTGACTTAGGCGGTGCAACACCTGCAAACGATTTAACTATTAAAATATCTTCAACAATTAATCTTGATACATTTAACGGTGTAGTACAAAACGGCACTAGTGGTACAGGTACCGGCGCTGAGTTTGATATACTACTTGAATCAGGCGGTGCATACGATGTAACTAATATTGCAACAGCTGGATTGGATTATGCAGTGGGCGATACAATAACACTATTAGGTACAAATCTTGGTGGAGCAAGTCCTGCAAATAATGCAACTGTTACCGTAGCAACAGTGACTCGTAATTATTCAAGTATTGCACAAGACAGCACAACCGGACTAGGTAGCACTGCAACATTTAATATTTCTAGAACTGGAGCATTATACACATTAACCGTATCTACAAAAGGTGTTGACTACACGCCCGGGGATACTGTTACAATACTTGGTACACAACTTGGCGGCGCAACACCCGATAACGACTTAACATTTACTGTTGTTGATGTGGATATTAATAATGGTATCAATGCCTTTGATACGCTAACCGGTATTGCTACGGGTACTGGCGGAATCTTTGGCATTGCCAGTGTTACTGGTATTTGTAACTTTGTTGGCGGATTAATTAATACTATTTCAGTTGTTTCGGGAACTAGTATAAGCGGTGAAAGAGCTTACGCGGCTATCATACAAGACGCAACTAGCGCATCAGGATCCGGCGCAATATTTGATATTGAAACCAGCGGCGGAATTTATGATGTAGTGATTGTTGATCCAGGTTTAACCTATGCGTTTGGCGACACCATTACTATTTTAGGAACTCAGCTAGGCGGCTTGAGTCCTGCAAATGATTTAGAACTTACAGTAACTAGTGCAAGCTCTTTTGGAGGCGGCATATTAGCATTTAACACAGCAGGCGTACCATCAAGCGTTGACGATAACTTTCTAACATTGACTGCAACCGCTATTGCACCAGGTGATGGTGCATCATTTGATATCTCTCGCGCAGGCGGATTGTATACATCTGTTGTGGTTAATTTACCGGGAACTGGCTACGAAATAAACGATAGGATTGAATTAAACGGTGCAAATTTTGGCGGCGTAAGCCCTACCAATAATGTTACACTAACTGTTACTGGTGTAAATGTATCAGACGGTAGTATTACTACATCAACAGCATCTGGTACTGCGGTATCGGGTTCAGCACTTGAGTTTTGGTCAGCAGTTGCATTAAGTGAACCTACTACTGCATCTATTCCAGATGCTACATCACTTACAACGTCGGCTATTGCCACTGTACAGATTGCATTTGCTAGTCCACACGGATTAGTTCCAGGAGCAAACATACTAGTTGATATTTCAAGCGCAGGAACTAATCATGCACTTGCTAAAGGTCCATTCTACGTTGAATCAGTTCCAAGCACAACAACACTAAGATATACAGCAAGGACAACTGGTAACATTGACACTGGGGTTGCACTAGTTGGTTTAGTTTATGCTAGACCAGACAGTTATTTTATTCATAGACCATACGACGGCGGTGTACAGTTAGGCACGGGCGGTCCACAGCACGGCGCTCAAGCAATTCGTATGAGTAAGAAATATATTCGTTACCAATCTGGTAAAGGTATTATGTATACTACTGGTGCGTTGTTTGCACCAAGTTATAATTTACAATCAATTAGCGCAGATGGAACATCTGTTGGTGCGTATATTACCGTAACAACAGATGACGTGGACCATGGTTGTCAAGTTGGTGGCCGAATTAGAATTATTGGTGTTGATACTGCTGGATATAACGGCGAGTACATTATCAGCGATGTGGTAACTGAGCGACAATTTAAAGTACAAGCATATACCACATTGGCAAATGTGTATGGTTCAATCACAACAGCGGCTCAAATGTCAATTGTTGGCTGGCATGGGGCTACAGTACGTGCTGGAACATTTGATGATCAAAACGGTATGTTCTGGGAATATGACGGCACTGAATTAGCAGTTGGTAAACGTTCTAGTACATTACAATTATCCGGTATATCAACTATCAATAGAGATAGTAATACCTTAACCGGTACTAATACACGTTTTCGTGACCAAGTTAAGGCAGGCGATCGTATTGTTATTAAAGGCATGACTCATGTTGTATCAGGCGTTCAAAGCCAAACACTACTGACTGTTACTCCGGATTATCGTGGTGCAGTTAACGCGGTACAATCAAAGGTATGTTTGGTACAAGATTTAATTATTAAACAAAGTAATTTTAACCTAGACAGACTAGACGGTACTGGACCAAGCGGATATAATTTAGACATTAGTAAAATGCAGATGATTGGTATGCAATGGTCATGGTACGGTGCTGGATTTATTGATTACATGTTAAGAGGTGCTGATGGAAACTATGTGTTTGCACACCGTATTCGTAACAGTAACACTAATACAGAAGCGTATATGCGTACTGGTAACATGCCAGTGCGTTATGAAGTTATTAACGAAGGTGCTCTTGGTAAATTAAAATCATCAATTACTGCAACACAAACAACAATACCATTAATTGATGCAAATCAATTTCCAAATGAAGCAGGTACTGTTTATATAGACAACGAACTAATTCAATTTGGTGGTAAAACAAGCAACACATTAATTAATTGTGTACGTTCAAGCCCAATGGTATTGTTTACCGGCGGTGCTCAGCGGTCATTCAGAGCAGGACTTGCATCAGTACACGAATATAATACCGGAGTAATACTAGTAAGCAATACTATCACTCCAATTATTAGTCACTGGGGTAGTGCAATGTTAACAGACGGACGCTTTGACGAAGATCGAGGATATTTGTTTAACTATGCATCTACAGGTATTCAAGTATCAACTACAAAACAAACTGCGTTTTTAATTCGATTAGCACCAAGTGTATCTAACGCTATTATTGGTGACTTAGGCGAACGAGAACTTATTAACCGTGCGCAATTATTGTTAAAATCCATTGCTGTAACATCTGACTCGGGCACAGGTGGTCTAGTGGTTGAAGGAGTATTGAATCCTCAAAACTATCCAATTGACCCAGCCGCAATTTCTTGGTCGGGACTAGCAGGTAGTTCGGCTGGCGGCCAACCATCGTTTGCACAAGTAGCGCCAGGTGGTTCTGTATCATGGGCAGGCGGTGCAACTGTTACAACTTCAACAGCAACTACCACTGCGGCCTTAACAGGTACTGCGTCAGTTCCGAACAGCGCACTATTTCAATCAGCAATTGGCTCAGCTGTGTTGTATGTAACCAAAGCAAGTTGGGAAACATTGGGAGCGGCAGTTGGATTCTCTGTTGCGGCAAGCGAAACAAAATACCCAAGTGGTACTACTGTTTCCTCAGTAACTGCTAACCCTAATCCAATTGCAACAACACTGGGCGTTATTACAGGTACTGCAACTATTCCACCTAGTGCAAACTTTAAGACACCTGCTGGATCTAATCAATTATTTTTCACACAGGCTTCATGGAATGCGTTACAAGGCGCAGTTGGCACTGCAATTCTTAGCTCAGACTTTGCACCAGGAACAGTAGTTTCAGTTGTTGCTGGCCCTGCGCTGGCAGCAGGACAGAACTATTATACCATTACAACAAGTACTAACTCGTTAGTTCCACATAATCCAGTAACAACTAATTTACAAACTTACTATCTTCAAGCATTTAACAGCATTCAGGTTACTGCATATTTTAACGTGGGACAAACTTATGCTCCTTATCAAATTAACGATAGTATTACTATATCAGGTAATCCGAACGTTCCACAAGTCAACGGTACTTGGGCTGTAACAGCATGTACCACATCATATGTACAGTTTAACGTGTCAGGTTCTCTTAACCTTAACGGTGGCTCAAACGGCTTTGTGGTAAACAATAATGCACTTAATACGGTGTCATTCTTTCTTAGCGGCTCCGCAGGATTAGGTGCAACAACTTTAAACATTACACAAGCAAGTTGGAATGCACTACCAATTGGTACTCGAGTAGTGGGTAACACTGTTAATGACACTGCAAAATTCGTAGGCGGAACAACAATTTCAGCAATCAGTGCGGTAAGAACATTTGCAGGTACTGCTTACTTCACGATAACATTTAATAGTGGATTGCTTGCGGCGCAACCTGCAGGGACATCGGTGACATTTAGTTTCACAGCATATTACGTCATAGGACTAAGCAGAACGGCATCCAGTGCAATTGTTGCTAATGCTAGCGTAGCATTTACGCCTGCAGTTATTGCAACAAACACGTCATTCTTATATTTCACACAAGCATCATGGGAATCACTAACATCGGGATACGGTGCTACAACCGGAACTGAAATTGTTGACCCGACTAAATTTTCGTCAGGTACAAAGATTGCTAGTATCGGTGCTCTAAGCTCGTTTGGTGGAACTGCATACTATCGTGTTAACTTTACACAAAGCTCAGTAACTTCTATTGCGGCTGCAAGTACAATTACATTCCAATTTGGTTTACCTGCTTATGCACAACCTGGTGAAACTGTATTCTCGTTCATTGCGGCTCCGGGCGGCGCACAAACATTGGACTTGGGTGAATTGAAAGAATTGACTAATACTACCCTAGGTGGCAGAGGAACTTATCCAAACGGCCCAGACGTATTAGCCATTAACGTTTATCGTGCGTCAGGTGCTGGTAGTATTCCTACTAACATTGTTGTACGTTGGGGTGAAGCGCAGGCTTAATTTATATCAGGTCAACAAGGTCAAAAACTGTTTGAAGTTTTGTGCGGATGGTTTTATTACTAAAACTATTCCGTAGACCTTGATGTAACGGCTTAGGCGCATGGTCAATGTTAACCCATGACCAACCGCAATGTTCATCGCTTAGTTCAGGAACAAATTCGTTTTGAATAACACATAAGTAAGTGTGGAAGTTAAAAACTTTGTCGTTAGAAACAAATGTTTCAATTGGAATTGTTTTTAATACTTTTGGCATTGCACCAATTTCTTCAGTAACTTCACGTTGTAAACCCTGCCATGGGTTTTCATCTTGAAGGTTAGTACCTCCAACTAGTCCCCAAGTACCAGAGTGTTTACCGTGAGCTTTTTGTAATAACAGGAATCGTCGTGTAGATTTAGCGTAGAACAATGCTCCGCTACAAACTATACGATCTTTTACAATTCCAGTCTCCATGATCCTACCTTATATTCGCCTTCAAACGATTTAGCCCATTGTACGCCATTCCATACAAATTGTATTCTAAAGTTTGTTTGGCTCTTGTATATATTAGTTTGCCATAGTAAGGTATCAGTTTCTTGAGCGGCGCTGAATATAACATGCCACGCGGCACCATCATATTCAATAATATCGTTTCCGTGTGCTACAAAGAGGCCCCATGCCGGTGTGCTTTGTACAATATCTTCAACAATGAGGAACCTATCACCTGCCACCGGATTAATCATTCCGTGTCCTGGATAGACTTTTGTAGGATCTATAATAGCATCAAATGTACCCCTTGCTGTAGATTGATCAAACCCTGCATCTCCAAACATAAAGCCATCAGAGTCAATCAGTGTATCCGACGGATATGTATCATTGTCCCATACAACTGATAATATTGTAGGATCTAATGAACTAATTGCCACAGTTCCAACAACATCGGCGCCATTAGGCTGTGTGATGAATAGTGTGCTAGAGCCAGCAATATACTTTCCAGGATAGCGATTAAATACTTCTTGCCACTCAATCGGTGTACCTTGGCGTACTGGAATATCTAAACTAGGCTCTCTTGGTAATGAGCTCTCAGCATGATGCAATAGTATTGCTTGATTATTGTAAACTTGGATATTGTAGTCAGTAATTGTCACAACTTCTCTAGCTAGTAATGTTGACAAGCTAGTCTCAGGCCCAACTAGTGGTTGTCCAAGTCCTTCGATATATTCATTGCTGTCAGTTTGTGAGCCACTATAGATGCTAGTGATAATTTTTGTAATAACACCAAGGTGTTTGACCTTAACTGGAGGGCTGATCCATATAGGAGTTTCTAAAGTTAGAGTAGCAATATCAATGGGGGTGTCTGTACCAACTGGGACTGCTCTGCTGGACCATGATACCTGTGTTAGGTTTAAAATAGTTAAACTAGTCCAGTCAATATAGTTGTCACTAGTTTGCAATTCTAAACTAGGATTAAACAGCACCAACATCTGTTCAAGTAATTGTAACTTTTGATCAGTGTTTGCAGTCCAAATATCGCACTTCATTGTCAGCTTAAATGGAGTTGGCATTAATCGTTCAACTGTATAGTTACGTCCTTGGCCGGTAGTGTATACTGGATTTGCAGGATCTGCATTATTGATTTCTCGTTCACGAACGTGAACTTTGCCAACAAAGCTACTATCACCTAATCGGTTAGCATCGATATCAAGTCCACTAATATAAATGCTCATACGGGGTACTGAATTAACTTTATTTTCACTATTTTGTCTAATTATGCTTGCCACTTGTCGATCTGCATCACCGTACATAACCGGCACTTGGTGTAGAGTTCCGTCACCGTATTTTACTACAAAGTTACTTAACACACGAATTGTCTGCGTTAAGTAACGTCTTATCTGACCGTCATAAAAGTGTTGCATTATAGATCCGCCTTTGGTCTAAGAGCTGTTGTCAAGCTCTGTCTCTGAGCTTCTCTGTTGTTACATAAACTTACCTTCCAAGTTCCAGTGTATGGAATTATTTGTTGTTCGGTATTGATCACAGGCATTGTTATGTAGGCTTTACTGCTGACATTGGTCAGCATGCCTGGATAGTCTGCGATTGTAAACGCAATCTCAGTAGTTTCTAATTTTATCACCAGGTACTTGGCAGTTGCAAAGGTAAAGTCAATATTAGTATTAAAGAGGTGTACACCTTCAACAAGTTTAACCCAATCAATTGCAACAGCTTCGTTGTAAATGTGTGACTCATTATTAATGAAACTAGTTTTAAGAGTCTGTCTAGAATTATTGTTAGTCATGTTCATGCGTACTGCATCTTCAATCTTAACCCAACGTGTTCCATCAAATCGGAACAATCTATTGGGTAAAAAGTCTGTACGCAAGAAGAAATCGTCTGGACCTGCGGTATCGGGGAATTGTATCCCGTGACCAAAATCGTATCCGTTGCTTGGAAATCCGTCACCAACAAGGTAGCCAGTATAACCAGTTCTTACTGGACGTTTGTTATTTTCAAGAGCAGTGTATGAAGTTATACTAGCATCTAGTTCTGTGGTTGTGTCAGCAGTATTTAAGACTGTTTTTCCGTCTAGGCCTACACCTAATGTATAAAATTGTCTTGTCTCGTAACCACTCTTTGGTGCATCAACTTCTGCTTGGTTAATGACTGCTAAATTAATTTCAAGCTCTTTAGATTTTGTACTTAATAAATCTGCAAGCGTTTGTCCCGTAGGATCACCATTAGAATCCAGCGCAGGTTTACTGAAAATATCAGCAAACTGTTGGCTATCTGTGACCTTCTTAAGTTTCAATCTATACAAGTGTGGAAACCATGTAGAACTAAATCCTTCACTAGCACGGCCAACATCTTCGATAACATAGTACCTTGGAAGTGCTACATCAAAGTCATTGAGGGCAAACTGGTCTCTTAAATGTGGTAATTCTATAACATCGCCACTCAACGGTTTTCTACCTATATACTTGATAAAATCGTTAATATGTACGGTCATGTACAAGGTGTCATTGTCAATAAACAAACCAAACTGGCTTAAATTAAAGTCAATATTTTGTACATTATACAGGCCGCGAATTCGATAAATTTCTTCACTGTATTTTCGATCTCTGTTTTCTAAGAATAACAAATCTTGGATATTTGTTTCCTTTACAGCATCGTAAATTGGCTGATCAGCAGTACCTGTGGTAGGATTTTTAGGGCCTAGGTACTTGTGTAAGTATACATCTGTTCCACCAACCTGAAACATCTCAGAAATCTGACGGTCGATAAATTTATAATCTTGCCCTCTTTCGGGCTTATACAGTGATAGTCTTGGCATATGATATTTATCGTAAATAATATTAACGATAAATATGTATGGAGAACTTAATATGGCAGATAATTACCCATCAGATCCTAGTGAATCAGACAGTACAATAGAACGTAACAAGGTATTTGATTACGTGCGTACTATGCTGGGCGACGGCATGGTTGAAGTAGAGCTTGATCCTAAACATTACGAAACTGCACTAGATCGTGCAATTACAAAGTTTAGACAGCGTTCTAGCAATTCTGTAGAAGAAAGCTATATGTTCTTAGAATTAATACAAGATCAAAACGAATATAAACTGCCAAATGAAGTTGTAGAAGTGCAGAGCATATTCCGCAGAGCAATTGGTTCACGTAGCGGGTTAGGTTCCGGCGGAACATTATTTGAACCATTTAATTTGGCCTATACCAACAGCTACTTGTTAACCGGTAGCATGATGGGCGGTCTTGCAACATACGAAATGTTTGCAGGATATCAAAAATTAGTGGGACGTATGTTTGGTAGTTACATTGAATTCAAATGGCGACAAAGCAATCATACCCTTACTATTTTACAACGTCCGTTTGCCGCAGGCGAACAAATCTTAATTCGCTGCCATAACTATCGTCCAGATTTTGTATTGCTACAAGACATTTACGCAAAACAATGGTTGTACGATTATACCCTTGCAGTATGTAAATTAATGCTAGGTGAAGCACGTAGCAAGTTTGGAAGCATTGCCGGCCCTGGATCTCCAATCACATTAAACGGTGCCGCTTTACAAGGGCAAGGCAAAGAAGAAGTCGAAAAGCTAGAAAAAGAAATTGGCGAACTTGTTTCTGGCGGAACTCCAATGACATTCGTGATTGGCTAACAAATAATTTGACCTTGTAATAAAACTGTTATATACTAGTAGTTCATTAGGAGACTACTATGATTATTGGTGTATGCGGGTTTATTGGTTCTGGCAAAGATACCATTGCAGATTATCTAACTAACTTCCACGGTTTCCGACGAGAAAGCTTCGCTAACACCCTTAAAGATGCAGTAAGCTATGTCTTTGGCTGGGACCGCACTATGCTAGAAGGCCGCACAAAACAAGCACGTGAGTGGCGAGAACAAGTAGATCCATGGTGGTCACAGCGTTTGAACATGCCCGACCTTACTCCCAGATTAATGCTTCAACTATGGGGCACTGAAGTATGTCGCAGAGGATTCCATGATGATATTTGGATTGCCAGCCTAGAAAACAAACTCCGTACTAGCACTGATAACGTAGTCATCTCTGACTGTCGTTTCCCCAATGAAATCAAATCAATTCGTGAAGCAGGCGGCATTATTGTCTGGGTCAAACGAGGCGAATTGCCGGAATGGTACGAAGATGCTGTTAATTCAAATCGTGGAGAGACAGGAAATTTTGCCTGGGCCACAAGTCGTAGTAGGTTAGAAAAAATAGGGATTCATGCTAGCGAAACTGCTTGGGTTGGCACCAAGTTTGATGCTGTGTTAGACAATAACGGAAGCATTGATGACTTGTTTGAACAAGTTAAAGATCTGGTACTAAGTCACCTTGACGCCAACGAATCCCCTCTTTATGTAGGACACGCTGACAGTTTGAGCATACCGTCTTAAGGTTGATAGGGCGACAGTTGTTTAGGTCGCCGTCAACATGAAATACAGCAAACACTTCCGTGTGCTGTGATTTAAAGCCGCATTTGTCACAAGTATTTTTTATCTTATAGCCAGCTCGATGCCATCTGGCAATACCAGCATACTTGCCACCCTTAAGGCAAGCCTCACATAATTTTCTATAATAAGTCCTGCCGTTTTTAACATAGTTAACGGCAGCTGGCCTATAGCCGCACGAACATAATGGTCTCATATTTTATTTAAGCCTTTTCCGTCCCTTTTTTAGAGTGTATTACAAGTATAAAAAGCCAAAAAGCACTAAATACAATTAGAATGAACACGTATTCACGGAGATTACAAATATGGCTCAATTAAGTTCACCAGGTGTAGCAGTTACGGTTGTAGACGAAAGTTTTTATACACCAGCGGCTCCCGGGACAACCCCTTTAATAGTAGTAACTAGTGCTGAGAATAAAGCAAATGGTTCTGCAACTGGTACAGCACCTGCTACACTAAAAGCTAATGCAGGTAAAGTTTACCTACTAACAAGTCAGAAAGATTTAGCGGATAGCTTTGGTACTCCAATCTTTAAGACTGATAGTAATAATAACCCAATCCATGCAGGCGAACAAAACGAATATGGCCTACAAGCGGCTTACAGTTATTTAGGTGTAAGTAACCGTGCATTTGTTGTTCGTGCAGACATTGATCTATCACAATTAGATGCTAAGGCAATAGCACCTGCTGGTGAGCCAGCCGACGGCCAGTACTGGTTTGATACAGCAAATACTAAGTTTGGTATCTTCCAATGGAATGGCGCAGAGGCAACAACTGCAACAGGCCAAACATTTAGCAATTCAATTCCGCTAGTTATTACTGACAGCACAAAAATTGCCGTTAATGATGCTCCAAAAGACAGCGTTGGTGCAGTAGGTGATTATGCAATTGTAGCAATTGCAGGCACTTATTCATTATATTTTAAGAAAGCAAAGACCTTTACAGCCGCTGGTACTTGGGTAGCTGTTGGTTCTAACGCATGGGCCGCAAGCTGGCCAACTGTACAGGGTACAGTTGCAAGCCCAGTACTACTTGCAGGTGATGCACTAACAATGACAATTAGTGGAGCTCCGTATAGTTTTACTGGCCATACAAGTTTAACAACTCTAGTAGCAGACATTAATACAGCAATGGATGACAGCGACGGCGTAGGCACCGGCGACTTAGATAATCCAGTTGTACCTCCTGGTGTTTCTGCGGCAGTTATTAATAACCGTTTAGAAATTTATTCAACTGGAACTGCAATTGCTATTAGTGGAACATCTGCTAGTAAGATTGGTATTACTGTAGGCACTTACTATGCACCAGCATTAGAAATTAAACCTCATACACAGTTACCAACATACAAGCGCACAGATAATGCATCAGCGGTACAAGGTTACCCAACTGGCTCTTTATGGGTTAAAACAACTGAACCTAACTTAGGTTCACGTTGGAGAATTAAAGTTTACAACGAAGCAACAGGTAGTTGGATTGAAAAATTTGCTCCATTGTATGCAAACAGCGCAGCCGCATTAAAAGGACTTGATCCTACAGGTGGCGGCTTAAACTTAGTACAAGGCGCACTGTTTGTTAAAACTAATATTGCAGAAACACTTAATGCAGCCAATCGTCCAACAGATGCAAATTACAAAATTTATGCTCGTAAAACTTCCGGAGCAACAGAAATTGTTTCCGGTACTGCTGTAACATTTACTGCACAAGGCAGTAACTCGTTTACAATTAAAGAATCAGTTAAAGGTCAAACTGCTACTACCGACGCACTTACAGTAACATTTACTGGAAGTGAAGGAGTTGATGGCTTTTTAACACAGTTAACACAAAAATTAGCTGATGCAACATTTAACTCTTCACCATACACTTCTAAAATTACAGCTAGTAAAGCTGTTGTAACTGGTGAAGTGACTTTACGTCACGCAGACGGCGGTGACATTTACTTTACACAAGGAACTGGAACTCCAATTGCAGATTTGTTTACTCCGTTTACTATTGACCCACTAACAATGGCTGGTTTAGGAACACCTAATTTTTACACAGATGCAGGCCCTGAACAATATGTAGCAACATTATGGAGCCCATACGCTGACATTACTGCCAGTGCAGATGCTCCAACAACTGAAGCCGCTGACAATCAACTATGGTATAATTCAATGGTTGACGAAGTTGATATTTTAATTAACAACGGCTATACATGGGTTGGATATCGCTACCAAGCAGGTGCTGGCCTATCAAACTATAGTTCCCCTTACTACGCGGCATCAGACGATTCTAAAACAGATCCAGCTGGCCCGCTTGTTTCGGCAACTAAACCAAAGACACAAAGTGATGGTACAAATTTAGTCACAGGTGACTTATGGGTTGATACTAGTGACTTGGAAAATTATCCTTCACTATACAAGTATAATAGTAATACCGGTAAATGGGCAATAGTTGATACTGGCGACCAGACTACAGAAGATGGCATTGTATTTTTTGATGCACGTTGGAATACTGACGGTGAAGCGGCAACTCCAAGTACAATTAAAGAATTATTAACAAGCGATTTCTTAGATTTTGATGCTCCTGATCCTGCATTATACCCAAGAGGTATGTTGCTATGGAACTTACGTAGAAGTGGATTTAATGTTAAGAAATTTGTACGTGATTATGTTGATACTAACACAGACAACGTTCGCCAAGATGGCGCACAAATGACCGATTACTATCCACATCGTTGGGTTACTGAATCAGGTAATCAAGAAAACGGCGCTGGCACATTTGGTCGTAAAGCACAACGTAAAGTTATTGTTCAAGCGTTGCAAGCCCTTGTTAACAGCAATCAATCACTACGTGATGAAGAAAGCAGAATATTTAACTTGTTAGCTTGTCCTGGATATCCAGAGTTAGTTGGCGAACTTGTATCGTTAAATTACGATCGCGGTTTAACAGCATTTGTAGTTGGAGATACACCTGCACGTTTAACAGCAGATGCAACTAGTTTAAACAACTGGGGTAAAAACGTATCGGGCGCAGTTGAAGACAACGATGACGGTTTAGTATCAAGCGATGAATACTTAGGTGTGTTCTATCCATGGGGATTCACAAGTGATAATTTAGGTAACAACATTGTTGTACCGCCAAGCCACATGATGTTACGTACTATTGCATTAAATGATAATGTTAGCTATCCATGGTTTGCACCAGCAGGCACACGCCGTGGTGGAATTACTAACGCTACCGCAGTTGGCTACGTTACAAGCGAAGGCGAATTCCAATCAGTTGCATTAAATAATGGACAACGTGATACATTAGCTGGTGTTAAAGTTAACCCAATTACATTTATTACAGGAACAGGTCTTGTAAACTACGGACAATATACTCGTGCTAGAAGCGCAAGTGCATTAGATCGTATTAACGTAGCACGTTTAGTAATTTATTTACGTCGTCAATTTGCACAGTTGGCTAAACCATATGTGTTTGAACCAAACGATAAAATTACTAGAGATGAATTGAAAGGTGCCGCAGAAAGCCTATTGTTAGAATTAGTAGGTCAACGTGCATTGTATGACTATATCGTAGTTTGCGATACATCAAACAACACACCATCAAGAATTGATCGTAACGAACTATACCTAGACGTTGCAATTGAACCAGTGAAAGCAGTGGAATTTATTTACATTCCACTACGCTTGAAAAACACCGGCGAGATCAAAGGCCTAGCATAATAATATAACGGAGCATACAACATGGCAATCGCAAGTTTATCAAAATTTACCGTACCGCTAGCGTCAGATCAAAGTGCTAGCGCACAAGGTATGTTAATGCCAAAGTTAAAATATCGCTTTAGAGTGATGTTTGAAAACTTTGGTACATCAACACCAACAACAGAATTAACCAAGCAAGTTCAAGATGCGGCTAGACCTCAGGTATCTTTTGAAAATCAAAAGATTATGGTTTATAACTCAACTATTAACTATGCTGGTCGTCCAAGCTGGCAACAAATGTCAATCAAATTACGTGATGACGTAACTGGTGCAGTATCCAAGCTAGTTGGCGAACAAATGCAGAAACAGTTTGACTTCTTTGAACAAAGTAGTGCGGCCTCAGGCGGCGACTACAAGTTCTTAATGCGTATTGAAATGCTAGACGGTGGTAACGGCGCACAAACCGCAAACGTTCTTGAAACATGGGAATGTTATGGTTGCTACGTACAAGCCGCTCAGTATAACGCACTAGGTTATGGCGCACAAGATATGTTAACAATTGACTTGACAATCCAGCCTGATAACTGTATTCAAACTAGTGGTGGCGCGGCAGCTCCAACTTCGAGACGTTTAGGAACAGCGGCAACTGCATCTGGTTCACGTTGATAATTAAGCTCACTCAGGTGAGCTTTTTTATGACTACTCATTAACTACGTAGTTAATTTTATCGATAAATATTGTTATGGCCTTTACACCCAACTCATTTTTATATCGTCCTTCTAATATCACGTTGCGTGATCCACAACACGCCGCCCGGGTGTTTACTGACGATCAGTTTAGATTAGCACCAAAGCATAAGTTTTTATTCCACGTAGCATTCAGTATAAATTCAGCGGCATTATCAAATGCTAGTTTAATTGATCGATACAGGAATGAAATTAATGTACTGGTAAAAAGTGCAGACTTGCCAAACTTTACACTAAATGCAGAAACACTTAACCAGTACAATAGAAAAAAGAACATACAAACAACGCACAAATACAATCCTATTAATATCACATTCCATGATGACAATATGGGATTGATTAATCAGTTATGGCAAAACTACTATAGTTATTACTATGCAGACAGCAGGTCAGCATGGGATCCAGCGGCATACAAAAGAAATGCTACTCGTAATAGTGACTTTATAACTACACCTTATGGTTTTGATAACGGTAGTACATTGCCGTTTTTTAATTACATTAAAATTTACCAAATGGCCAGACACGAGTATGTGGGATATACTTTATATAATCCTATAATTACTAGTTGGAACCATAACAAAGTGGATTACGCAGGTCAAGGTACAATGGAAAATACAATGGGTATCCAGTTTGAAGCAGTTACTTACGAAAACGGTGACGTATCAACCGGGGATCCAGAAGGCTTTGGACTTGAGCATTATGATGTAGAAAAAAGTTCTTTACAAGGTAATGTTGATTCTACATCTAGTAGTCCGTCATTTACTGGCAGCGACACAGAAACACTAGATTTATCAATAGTTGACACTGTAACACAACAACTTAACTCGTATCAGAATACTGTAGAAAAAACAAATACTAATACAACAACTATTTTAAAAACGTCTACAACACCAGCACAGTCTAGCGCACTTAGTGGAATAGCATTTCCAACGGCCCCAACTAACACTAATAGCACAGTTGCATCATTAATTAAGTTAGGAAAATAATATGGCATCTAATCTACCTATTGAAGTATCAGTTGATTCAAGCGTTGAAGTAAAAAGTTTTTTTGACAAGTACTATTCAACGTCTGTTAGTTTTCCTAGCAATCAAATTGATGCAGTTGTTGGGTTTTTTACAAATAACGGATTTGGCACTGAAAGCGCCAACAGTATTAGTATTGTATTGTTAAATCAAGCTCGTGCTGATAATGTTAATGTCTTTGAATTAGTAGACAGTTTAAGATCGTTATCAAATGTACAATTAAGCCAGGTTGTTGCACAAGTATTAAATTCATACAGAGAAAAGACTAGTTTGCTAGGATATCG